TGGCTGGCGAAATGTTTTTGGTCACTGGAGCTCAGCCTGCATTATACGCGGCGAAGTCCACCTCTACTTTTTCTGACGGCATAGCAGATTATGAAATTTATAAAGTAAAAGACTTAACAAATGTTCCAAAGATTAAAAATGTTAGTTTGATGGAGTTTCCTGGGATTACCACTAGATTCAACGATTATAGCTTGAGCTTTGATGGTGTTGATGATTTTGTTAATTTAGGCAGTAGTACTGGCTTTGATTCATTAAGTGAATTTACTATTTCAGCCTGGATTAAAGCTGACTCATTTTCGGGTTACCCAATGATATTAGCAAAGACTAACGGCACTACAGCTGAAGCTTTTCAGTTCTACATAGATCAAGATACATCCAAGCCTACTTTTGCTGTAAACTTTTCAGATTTTAATAGTAGCACGGATGCAATAAGCACAGGAGTTTGGACTCATATTGCTGTAACATGGACAAGCGGTACGGGGGCAGTAGCTTTTTATATCAATGGAAATGCTAGTGGTACAGCTACGGGAAGTACTAGTATCACCGCAAATACAGAAGATTGTTGTATAGGTGCAAAACCCTCAGGTTCAGGATTTAGTAATTTCTTCAATGGAATCATGGACGAAGTTTCGTTTTTTAATTCCGCATTATCTGCATCTGATATTACTGCAATCTACAACAGCGGAGCACCTGCCGACCTAACTTCTTACTCGCCTGTCAGTTGGTGGAGAATGGGGGACGCTGAAAACGGAAGCGGTACTACCATAACAGACCAAGGAAGCGGTGGTAATGACGGAACAATAAACGGAGCTACTTTTTCTAACGATATTCCTCAATAAAAGAAATAAATCATGAGACTAGAACCACAACAAGACGTAGTATTTGGAAGTTCCACTGGATTTGCTTATTCATTTTGGTTTTATGATCCATTTGACGGGGATGCCCCAGCTCATGGTCCAGGCGGGATATTTATTGTAGGGCAAACAACTGGCCAGATTTCGGGAGTTACTGTTCTGCAATACGCCAAACAACTAAGTTTTAGATCGCATGGATTTATTACCAGCGAAACTTCTTGGTATAATCCAGACATAGTTCTTGCGAGCGGGTCAGGTTTTAAGATACGTTACGAACCAAAAAAATTAAATCATTTTTTATTTTTGAAAAAAAATTCAACCTCAATGGAGGCTTGGTTTAACGGTCAAAGGGTAGCATACAATACAAATACCGCAGCCTACTATCCAGATAGCACTTGGAAGTTTTGGATTGATTCAGATCATAAAAACAGCATACTTGCAGGAGACATTGCATGCTGGAATGAAGATATTAGTGATATAGCTGAACAAGTTTATAACAATGGAATTATTAGCAATCCAATAAACTTATCGAAACCACCCATGCATTACTGGCGCTTAGGAGAACCTTCCAATGGGGGAATCATTCAAGACATAGGAACAGACGGCACTAACTACTTAGAAACGCCTGGTCCATTAACTTATGAATATGTATTGGCAACAGTAAACGGAACAAATGCTGGATATAAATTTGGATCAGGACTCAATACAGTTGCTTATGCGAATACTATTGATCAGGATTTATTTGCAAGAATAGGAGACCCTATATCTTTCACGAACAATACTGGCGGCCATCCTTTAGTGATTAAAGATTCAAATGATTTTATAGTTGCCGAAGAAGATGCAACAACCAAAATAACCAGTTGGACACCGAGACAAGCTGGAACTTATAGATACTACTGTGTCACTCATCCAGATGCGATGGGTGCTAATATTTATGTAGTTGCTGGCCATAAGTATTCGCAAACCCTAGCTCTTACTAGCTCTAGTAGCTCTAGCAGTTCAGGTAGTGATGATCCAGCTACTGTTGTTGCAAATATTATTGCAAGTCCTGAAAACGTGCTTGGTCAAACTGAAGAGGATGGTTCTGTAACTTCTCTTAATACCGCTTTTGGAAGTGATTTTGATAACTTAACCGTTACTCCTGTAACATCATTATCAACTGAAGAGCTAGAAGTTGTTGCCGCTAGTTCAAGCGTTTCTAATTCATTATCAAGTAAAACCGATATTTTAACCTTTGGAACAGATGAGGGATCATACAGGACAGAAAGTGCGAATTTTAAAGATAATTTATCTCCTGTGATTATGATTACCGCAGATATAGGTTTTATTATTAAAGATTTAAGTGGATCTATAAATTATGGCACCCAATTTATTTTTCAATCCACCGGAGAATCAGAGATAACTCTTTCAGGTGGTTCTATGACTATAACTTTTGCAGATGCAGATAATCTTTCTGTTTCTAATATATTAGAAATACTTGCAGCTTCCTTAAATGATACATGGAGTTTTGCACTGGTTAAGCTTGAAGCCCAAGAAGTAATGGTTCCTGATTCGGGAACGGCTTTTGGAGATCAAACTGGGTCAATAACTCTAAATGGCTTTACAAATAGTGGGCCAACAAATATAACTGGCGACATTGTAACTGATACAAGTACAATTGACCAAAACACTTCATCATCAACCTCTATAGATGTCGGAAGCTCTCTAATGCAGAATCCTGGAGCTACTTTGTTTAAAATATATAAACAACTTGACGATGGACCAAGTTACCATAATATATCACCAGGTTGGACTATTGAGGGGAGCGGAGCATACTCAATTGGTGTTCATTTAGATAAAGATCATGTCATTATACTTAGTAATGAAACGGGAGACGCTATTTCAGGAGGAGGATCATTTGCTGACAAAGGTAGTAGCGGTTCAATTAGCTCAAGTACAGCGTCAACCGCAACTTATTTTACCGTTGATAAATCTAAGAATCCAGCAGGATTTTTAGCAGATATTAAATCTTTATATCAGGCTCAGGATGGTGGAGCTACAGATAAGTGGTCTTATGCAATATTAAAAGTAACTTCTTTTTCATAAAGTTGTTTTGAGGTGCATTTATATATTATATTGTCATTGATTCAAGACTAATCTGGCATAGTTTTTGCAAAATATATATTGGAAGTACTCACAGTGAGGCTTCTTGAGTGCCAATCGGGCTCATTAACAATATAAAAAGTAAAATTATGACACAGTTATTAAATGGAAAAACGGTACCTGCTAGCAGGAATGATTTCTTAACGCCATTCGACTCTCTTTTTGACGAGATGATCGGAAAAGCCTTCCCTTCTTTTGAGCAAGAGTTTGGAGTAAACTTTTTTGGAAGCAACAGTTATCCAAAAGTAGATGTAATTGATAGCCCCGAAGCTATTGAATTTGAGGCTGAAATCCCAGGGTTATCAAAAGACGAAGTTTCAGTAGAAGTAGAAAAAGGGGTCTTATCAATTTCGGGCCAAAAACGCCAACAAGATGGCGGCGAGCAAAAAAACTATATTCGCAAAGAACTCAAGCGTTCATCTTTCAAGCGAAGCTTTCAGCTTTCTGACTCATTTAATCACGATAAAATACAGGCTAAATTCGAAAATGGATTATTATTAATATCCGTGCCGAAGCGAAAACCAGAAAAGTCTAAGAAAATAAAAATACTTTAATTCTGGTAAGCCCTCTTCGGAGGGCTTTTTTGTTGAAAAACAATTTAAAAGTGTATAATATATATTATGGCCGAAGAACAAGAAAATGTAAAAAAGATTAGAGAGCTTGATAGTTTTGAAACTAGTCAACCACTAGCTACAGGCGATTATTTAATAGTTGCTACTAATGAGGGAATACCTGCAACTAAAAAAGCTTCAATTAAAGAGGTTGTTGATATTTATAATATTTCGTTGATTGATGAAGACGAGGAGGATCAAGTTACAGATCCAGATAACCCAGGAGAAACAATCAAAGATCCAGAAAAAGAGCCCGGCAAAGAATTAGATGAAGATGGCGATGGAGAACCTGACGGCAAAATCATCACAACACCAGTTAATGCAGGAAATTTAGATACTATTATTCAAGAAGGCGGCGGCTTAAAAGTTATAACTGAATGTCGTAAAAAAGAAGATAATGCAATCGTTGACTGTAGTAGTGCTGATGCTTATTATCGTTATGGAAAGCTCGCTTTAGATTTAGGTGAAACTGAAGGTGTTTATGGTTACGATATGGAATTTAATTACGGTTTTCCTAAGAAAAGATATTTCTTTTCATTTGGATTGCTGCAAAAAATTGAATATGGAGTAGGTAAAATCTTGGAATATTTCGCGCCTCCGGAGTCTGGATGGTTTAGTCTTCTTGATAATAATACTCAGCCAGACATGGCAGAATTAACTATAAATCTTTCTGGAGAAACTGATAATTTTGGAGAAGTGGGTGGTATGTGGGGTTATATCCTTGAACATAATGCATGGACCTTTATTAATGCAAAACCATCAATAATGAATGATTTTACAGAATATTTTTACTTCTGGAATGAAAAACTAGGATGGTACAGTTTTATAATCGCGACCTACCCTTTTGTTTATCTCTCTCAAGGGGTAGTTATAAGTGAATCCGAACAAGTTTCTCCAAGTTGGGCCTACATATATGAAGATAAAATTTATCTTTATGAAAATCAAAAATGGTACCAAATCAGCGATTTGTCGCCTGTTGATAGTAGCGGGCAACCTACGCCTCCAACCGATCTGCCTGACACAGGTGATACAGTTTTCCTGCCCCCCGCCGAAGAGGTACCTGACCGATAATTAAATATGAAACACACTCCAGAACAATTAAAATCAATAGCCCAAGAAGCAAAAAAAAGCCTTAATCAAGTAAGGCAAAAATTTTTGAAAGAACACGGGGTAGAAGATAAAAAAGAAAAATCTAGCAAATCTTCTCAGCAAGAAGCAAATCTCAAGAAGTCTTAAATTAGTGTACTCACATATGTGAGGAAAACTGATATAGAGAAAATTAAACGCAATGCCCCCGAGCTTCCTTATAATACTTGCCCTTACATTGATTTCATACAAGAGATCTTAAAAGAAGCTATTGATCAAACTGATTCTGTATTAGTAGAAAAAAAACTAGAGTTAGCTGATTCTATTTTGGAATATGTGCGCGAATCTAATGATTCTCTACGCCAAAGCTCAATGTATTGGTATCAAAAATTTAATTCAAATAAGTAATTTAAAGATATTATCACATATCTTTACCAGGTATATTCCATTGAGTTAATTCAAAAGTATAAGTGCGAAGCGCCCAAGTATAAGTCGTAACACCCCCTAAAGGACTAATACGAACCCAATCATATGTTGTATTTTGAAAATTATACCCATTTGAAATATTAATAGAGTTTATCTGGCCGTGATCACTAATGCCTGCCGAAAAACCAGGAAAATTTGGCGAAGAATAGTCAGAAAGATCAGATTTGTAATGATTTACCCTCTCTGTTCCGTCTTGAAATTCAGCAATTGAATAAGCCCTTGTTCGTGGATCTTGCATCCTATCAACAGGATCTGATTTAGGAGGATTGCTGCCATTTGATGTGACATGTAGCCATTCTTCCATCTTAATCAATAAAATCATTGTTCCGGGTTGGGATTCATAAAGTGAACGATCATATCCGCTACCTGCATTTGTTAGTGAATAGCTAGTTATCCTATTACCTTCTACATGTATTTTTCCTTTTGCCCCGCTACCTATTACAGTAGGTGTTCCTATAAATTCTATTTTAAAAGATCCATATCCATGCCTGCCAAAAAATGTATCACTCATACGCGGTAAATAAGTTGATGTATCATTATAACCTGGCCCCAAAGCCAGAGGATTCAGGGCATTCTCTATAAAGTCTCCATTTTCATCCAAGAGATCTGAATTGACAAAACTACTTTCGTCTAATTGAGCTATATCAGTATCAAATGCAGTATAATCCGATTTATTGCTAGAAGTTATCTCACTAGTATCAATGTAGTAATACTTGGGACCAATTCCTTCAAATATCACATCTCCATTTAAATCTTTTTCTGAATAAACAGTAAGTTTTGCATCTTTCGCTATATACATCGCAAACACTTCGCTCAAAAGAAGCGGAATATTTGGACCGTTAAACATTTCATTTAAATCTGGATAAACTCCTTTATGGTACATAGCAATTCGTCCAGTGTTATAATTATACAAAACCCCCTCGTAATCATATTTTCTAAAAAATTCATAAGGATAAATAAATGAAGGGAAAGGGGGATTACTCACATTATATGTACCAATATATGTAGGGGATCCTGCAATAAAACCAAGGAACTCAACTAAGGGATTATTGGATAATTCTCCTGCAGAAAGGTCTAGTTCATAATGACTCTCAATTTCTATATTGCGATCAGGCATTATAAATTGATTACCAGTAATGATTATACTTGATATCCATTTCTTGAATATATAACCTGTTTTAGGCTTAGGGTCCAGAATTACTTGTTGTCCAGGTAAATAAGATCCTGAACCCGTAGGATTTCCATGATTATCCTTTGCGGTGACAGTAACAGTGTATTCTATCGCATCATATATTGCAGTTACCGTTACATCGCTGGCAGGCATTGTAAATTTATTATTTGATATACTGATGCTTGATGGATCTATCTCCCAGCGCACAAAACCATAGCCTGCATCAGGATTAGGAGAAAGACTGACGATCTCGTCTATTGTATATGTTCCTGAACCAGAAGGCGACCCATTTGTACCAGTAACCGTTACTGTATATTTTATTGTATTAAAATTTGCCCTTAAAAAGACATCTTCAGCAGGCATAACGAAACTATTTCGTAAAACAGAAACATTGCCTGATAAAACCGTCCAGTTTAAAAAACTATATCCAGGATCTGGGCTTACTGAAATATTAACAAGAGCTCCTTCTTTGTGAGGGCCAGCTCCTGCAGGTTGACCATGATCACTAAGAATATCAACGATATGGGAGATTTTAGGTATATATCCAACAAGTCGAATTTTAACCAATCCCTTTGGTGCAATAATTTCTACCTTTCCTTCATTGTTTGTTGGGCAAATTATATAGTTACCTTGACCATTTTTATCCACAAAAGAATTTCCAATGCCACCGATTAAATTATTATTTAATACTTTATCTACTTTATAGTTTTCATCTCCCGCAGGACGTGCGATTATTGCGTCGTTTATATCTTCGGTGTATTCGCCCGATATTTTTAAAAAAACTAGAGCCTTTTTTGTATTTATAAATTTACTAAGATCTAAATTCCTAAATGGCAGCTCCGCTTCAGTATCAATGTCAGCACCAGAAAGCTCGAAATATACATTTGAAGAAATGAAGCCGCCAATTAAGTCTTTTTTTGGCAGTCTTTCGTAAATGTTCGAATCGCTTCTTTTTTTAAACCCAGTGAAGTCTATTTCGAATTCATCTTTTCCATTATGATCAGATAAAGACATATCATCACTCGATCATTGGAATATACCCAATCATAGAAATATTAATTTTTAATCTGGGCATATAAAATTCTATTTGGCCATATTTATTTGTAGCGGTTGACACATTGCCGCCTTTTCCTCCTCCACCTAAATAAATTGTAGAGCAGCCTCCGACTAATTCATCTGAGCCACCTTTTCGAGTTATTGGGTTGGTAGATTCTTCTGCCCCAGCAGGTCTTACTGAAATAGCATGTGTTCCTGTTTCTTCTGCATCCGAAAATACCGAAAATAGAACGAATGCTTCATTCTTTCCTATAGCGGGTGATAAGTCAAGAGTTTTAAACAAGGAAGCATTGGTATCATTAATAACATTAAAAGATTGAGAAGAAGGAATAAAACCTGAAGCTTTATCTATAATTATTTTTTTAAAAATAGGATCTTCCTCTAGATTGTCTTGGGTAGCAAACGTTTTGCCGTTTAGCTCAAAAGATTGCTTTCCCTTAAATTCTGATAAAGGCATTTTATGTTCCTACTTGTATCCAGCTATTTAAGGCTTCTGTATAAATGTATAAATTAGCTGTGTTTTCATCAAACCAAAATTCTCCGTTTTTAGGATCAGATGGTTTTTCAGTTCCGATATTTGATCTTGCGGAGTCTCTTAAAAGTGTTGGGTCAATCGCAAAGCTTTTATCGTATGTTCCATTATTATCTTCATCCCTAGAGATTATCATTAAATCTGCAGGATCAAAATTGGTGATTTTATCAAGTTCGCTAATTTTTATGCCACCTGTTTGACTGGTGGTTGTATCTGTACTTGTATCCGTGTCGGTATCTGTGTTAGTGTCTGTGTTAGTGTCTGTTGCGTTAAAATACTTAATCACTAAAAATTTAGTAGGGAACTCTACATAAGATCCTGACCATCCGGTAGGGTTTGCATAAATTCTAACAGTATTTTCATCAATTATATATGTTCTATATTTCTCTTCAAACTGATTTATCTCAGCAATATGACGCTCACGAGCCTCTTCACTCCCTCTCATATCAATATAACCAATGACTTGTATATCTGTAGATCCTAAATTATGATTAATATATAAACTATCAGTAGTTATTTCGGGGCCACCAGTATTACCACCTCCAGGTAAATCCATGTAAATATGAGGCCGTATAGCCCATTCAGTACTATAGGTCTCCGTTGCCATTACTTCTTAGCCCTTAACTCTTTTTTTAATTGTTTATGCACGATCTCTATTTCTCCTTTTTTTAGCAGCTCCGATGGTGCTTCATTTCCTAGAGCTTCATTAGGCGTTTTAAGCCATTGCGTGGCCCCATAAAAAGGCATTTTATTTGCCAGAAGATTTAAAACATCGTATTTTGATAAATTTCCCATATAATATATATATTACACCAAAGTTTGTGTATTTATATTTATATATTAATCCTAAATGAATTATGGGAAGAAAAAAAATTAATACTGATACAGTAGAAGAGATTGTTAAAAATACCTTCAAGTCAAAAATAACGGTAAAAGGAAAAAAATTAAGCGATAAACAGCAAGCCTTTCATAAAATAGCGATGGACGAAGAAACCAAAATAATCTTCGTTTCGGGACCAGCAGGATCAACCAAAACATATATGGCTGTATTCTCTGCACTTCGTCATCTTCAGAAAAATGAGGACCTCGATTTGCTTTATGTAAGAACTGCGATTGAAAGTGCCGAAAAAGGTTTAGGGGCATTACCAGGAACACTAGAAGAAAAATTTAACCCTTACATGGCTCCTCTAGAAGATAAACTTGATGAAATGCTCCCCAAGACGACTCCTATTAAAAATGACCTAGTTAAATCTGGTCGAGTGCAAGCAATGCCTATAAACTTTCTTCGGGGAGCAAGCTGGATCAATAAGATAGTTGTTGCAGATGAATCGCAAAACTTTACATTCAAAGAGTTGGTGACACTAATAACTCGTATTGGTGACGGCACGAAGTTATTCATTTGCGGCGATATTATGCAAAGTGATATCAACGGAAAAAGCGGTTTCAAAGATATGATAAATCTATTTAGAGATGAAGAGAGTGCCGAAAAAGGAATACATTGTTTTAGATTTAACGAACACGATATTTTTAGAAGTGAAATTTTAAAATATATTGTCAAAAAATTAAAAACACCAAAATCATAGTGTATTCATATTTATGGACGGATTATACCTCATAATATCTGCTTTAATTGGTGCGGCAGCTACTATAGCCAGTGTTTTGATTGCTAAGCGGTCAAGAACTAATCATGACCCTATTCTGAATGAAACTCAAAATAATGAGAATATTTATTCTGCGTTAGATTTTATGATGAAGGAAATGAAAGCTGATCGTGCATATATTCTACAATTTCATAATGGTGGCTATTATATATCTGGCAGGAGTCAGCAAAAATTTAGCTGCACCCATGAAATTACAGAACCAGGAATTAGCCGCGAATGTCAAGACTCACAAAACCATATTGTTTCTAATTTTCACACATATGTCAATCAATTGATAGTAGATAAAAGATTTGCATATACAGACTGCAATCAGGTATCTGATCATGTCTTTTCATCTCTTATGGAAAACAAGGGGATTAGGAGTATATACAATGTACCAATTGTAACCTTAAATGGTAAAGTCATAGGAATACTTGGAGTAGATTATGTTAAGGATAGGGCCTCGAAAGATTGCATAGGATTTTGCCCGCAAGATGCAAAAAATGATTTTGGCGAAAAAACACATGAATTCATGAAAAGACAGGCAAGAGTGATTGCCGGCTATTTAATATAACTAATTGATTTTTATAAGTTTGCTTTTTATTATGTAATAATTATGCAAACAATATTTTGTACAGAATGTGGAGCTAAAATGACTTATTCTGGAGCTAAACCCAAATTCTGCTCGTCTTGCGGATGCAGTATTGGAAGTGTTCAATCAGAAAAGTCAGAAGAAAAATCTAAGCCTAAACAAAGTAGACCTCCGAGCTTTAGAGATCAAATAGAAGCAAAAAAGCAAGGTCGCCCGTTATCTGATGACGAAACAGATTTTGAAGAAGTTCCCTATCTGTCTTCTTTAGATTATGAAGTAAGCAGTGCGGGCGCAGGAAATCCTACCTATAACTTTCAAGAAATTTTAAATGCCGAGAGCAAAGAAGAACAAGAAACTAAGCCCGCAAGAAAGCCAAGAAAACCAAGAAGAAAATCCAAGTAAAGATTCTCTTCATTATGATGACTTCTCTGATTTAATAGATCAAGAGTTAAATAAAAGAAAAAAGAATTGGTTTTTAACTTCAGTCTCCTGGGTTGATTTCGATGATGTTTCTCAAATTATTCGAGCTCATATATATAAAAAATGGGATCAGTGGGATCAAAGCCGCCCAATCAAACCATGGCTTAATAAAATTATAGCAAACCAAATGAAGAATATCTTGCGTAATCATTATAGTAACTACGCAAGACCTTGTTTAAACTGCCCTTTTAATTCTGACTCCGAATATCATCTTTGTAGTTTTACAGAATCTGGCGACCAAGATTGCACCTGCCCTCTTTATGCTAAATGGGAAAAAACTAAAAAACATGCATACAATGTTAAGATTACATTATCATTAGATAGCCACATACATGAAATAGATGGAGGTTCAGAAGCTTTCCTTGGTCTTGATTTACAAGTTGCGTCTGAAAAATTAATCAAAGAATTAAAAAAACAATTAAACTCAAGGCAATTCTTAGCTTTTGATTTATTATTTATTAAAAACTTAACAGACGAAGAAGTGGCAACAAGAATGGGGTTCAAAAGTACAGAAGTAGGCAGAAAAGCGGGGTACAAACAAATTAAAAATCTCAAAAAGACTTTAAAAGAAAAAGCTGTTAAAATATTAAAAAATAAAGGAATTGCATTTTTAGGCGACGATGAATCTTAACGAGGAACAAAAACAATTTATTCGGGATAACTTTAAAAGTAATCCTAACCTTCTTGATTTAACCAGGCAAGTCTTCGAGGATCCAACTATAGACGGGCGGAGTAAAGAAGGTCGGGCAGTTAGGGCATTCCTAGCTGAGGAAAAACTGGAGTACAAAACTACAAAAAGAGAAAAAGTTCCAGATATACAATTAACTGATGAACAAATAGAGTTTATCAAAGCTCAAGCCCAAAATAATTTAAGTGCTTATCAAATTGCTGAAATATTATTTCCAGATATTAATATTAAGCGTTTCTGTAAAGAACACATGACAATCGTAGAGTTTCTAAGAGAATACGAGCCAGCATATGTACATGAAACAGAAACAGCTATCAATAGATCATATAATCCGCCAAAAATATTCAGTACAGCTTTAAAAAAGATAAATACTTTTACTTTAAGGGAGATGCACGAAGACAAACTCACTCATGACGAAATAGACTGCGTTGAGTCTTTAATGAGAAGTTTATCGGCGCCAAGATTCATACAAGTTATTAGTAACTACAACAGTATGAAGGACAGGGAATTGTTCGAGGCAGAATTTGTAAGAGCTACATGGGACAAGCCAGATTTAACAAGTGACGAAATAAACTTATACATCAATGTGTGTGTTGATTATATTAATTTAAAAAATATATCTTCGCATATAGAGAAACTTAATACAATGTTTAATGAAGTAGAAGATCAACAAGATATGACAGTTCGTTTAGCAGAAGTATTAAAATCAAAAACTGATGAATATGATAAGTGTGAGAAAAGAATGGAGTCACTAATTAAAAAATTAAATGGTGATAGAGCGGAACGTCTAAAGAATCGCCGCCAGGATAATGCAACCATTATTTCACTTGTAAAGAGTTTTCAAATCGAGTCAGAACGTCGTCGAATGATCGAATTAGCCGAAATGCAGAAAAAATTAGTTGAAGATGAGGTAACTCGCCTTGATAATATGGATAGCTGGAAAGCTAGAATTTTAGGAATATCAAAACACGATGCAGTATGAAAAGAATTGAACTATTAGTAGGAGATTATGAATATTCTCAAATACAAGAAATATTTGAGAACGAAAAAGACTTCAAGCCAGTTAATGAAAAAGATCAGGTTATAATAAAAGCCTTAAAAGAAATCATTAATGAAAGTAACTTAAAAGAAGAAAATGTTGGGGGCGAAGAAACATTCACCACAACAGTTAAAAAAATCAATGAACCAGAAAATAAGTCACTTGACGAAGGTAAGGTTGAATTTAAAGTATGAATATAATCTCAGAAGAAGATAAAAGTAAAATTATTGAGGGTATTGCTACGGCTACTCTTAATTCTTTCAATATTAACGGCCTCGTGCAGGCGGCAAAGTTTTATTCAGTTCATTTGGCTAATGAGCAGTATACAAACATGAGCGAAGATGATAGACTCAAAGTTCTCTCAGAAATTAAAACCGCTGAAGAAAAAGCTAAGGAAAGCACAGAAGCTGAACAGAAAGAAGAAGAAGTAGTTACCGCTTAAGGCTCAAGCTTCGGCTAACTATTTTTTTTGTTTATTTTTTTAGTATGGCTGAAGTATGCAAAATTTGCAATAAGTCTTACAAGAATAAACGCGGACTGCATCTCCATGTATCTAGGATACATAATTTATCTGTTCCTGAATATTATACGCAAGTATATCAAAGAAAAGATAAGTTTACAGGAGAGCTTTTAGATTTTAAAGATACTGTTGATTATTTCTCTAGAGACTTCATCTCTATTGAAAACTTCATAGCTTGGTCAGAGAATGCCGATCCTTCCGAGGTGAAGGATTACATGTTTAAGCAATTAAAAGCCCGAATAGACGGCAAGAAGCTTGCTTATGGCCCGTTTCACTTAGAGCTTAGCTTGAATAAGCTGCCATCTATTGATTTATTTAAAAAGTTTTTTGGTTCTTATTCCGTTGCTTGTGAAGAATTAGGTGTTGAGCCCCTGTATAATAAAAATTTAATTAATAATTTTTTTGATAAAGATCCAGAGCTCGATAATGTCAAGATATTAATTGACACAAGAGAAAGAAAGCCTTTGTCGTTTAATAAATCTGCCAGCCTTAAGTTAGACTTTGGTGACTACGCAGTAGGCTCTCCGCACTATAATTATACTTATGTAGACCGAAAGGATGAAAGCGATTTTCGTAGTACGATGACCACAGGCTACGAACGCTTTGTTCGCGAGCTTCAGCGAGCACAAGAATTTGATGCATTTTTATTTATTGTCGTAGAAGGCTCTGTAGAATCAATCGTTAAAAATAATATTATTAATCCTAAAAAGAGTAATTTGTCATTCATTTGGCATAACATGAGGCAGCTTGCTCACGATTTTCCTCGTCGCTGCCAATTTATTTTTACAGGACAAAAGGGTAAATTATTATTTAATACATTAAATGATGAATTTTATTCTAATTATGGGCTTCTCTACGAGAAGGCGAAACAGCTGAAAGCTGATGGTTGCCACGCGGAAGCTAATGAAATTAATAAACAAATGTGGATCATTAAGAAAAAATCCTTCACCCCTGCCTACGAAAAGTATGTGGAGCATGCGAGACGGGTTTCAGAGCGGCTTATCCCTAAACTGTTAGTTTACGGTAAAGAATTATGGGAAGCGGATTTACAATATTTTATAGATAAACGATGAGTTGGGAAGAAGGTAAGTTTTCAGTCCGAAGTAACGGGCCAGATATTAATAAAGAATTAATGCAGATCAAAGGGCATCTTGACGAGCAAGATGCCAAGTATCACCTTCATAATTTTTTAAGAGAAAACATAACATTTACAACGAACCTCATAGCTGGCGTAGACCTATTCCCTTTTCAGCACTTAGCTATTAAATCAATGCTAGAAACTGACTACTTTCTTGGGATATGGAGTCGGGGTATGTCAAAATCTTTTAGTACTGCTATATATGCTTTTCTAGACGCAATATTTAATCAAGGAGTGCAAATTGGTATTTTGGCGGCTACATTTCGTCAGTCTAAAATGATATTTGAAAAGATTGAGGATATAGCTAATAAGCCAGAAGCACAGTTTCTGGCTCAATGTATCACAAAGAAATCAAAGAAGAATGACCAATGGACACTCGAGATAGGAGAGTCTAAAATTATTGCTCTACCACTAGGTGACGGATCAAAGCTTCGTGGTTTCAGATTCCATAGAATCATCATTGATGAGTTTTTATTAATGCCTGAGCATGTATACAATGAAGTTATATTGCCATTCTTGAGTGTTGTACAGAACCCTACAGAGAGAGAAAAGACGAAAAAACTTGAGGATCAATTAATTGCTCAAGGAAAAATGAAAGAAGAGGATAGATACCAGTGGCCAAACAATAAATTAATAGCTTTATCTTCTGCTAGTTATAAGTTTGAGTATTTATATAAAGTATATGAAACCTTTGAAGATTTAATTCTTAATGGCGTTCCTGATGCAAGAAAGGATACGTCTAAAAGAGTTATTATGCATTTTAGTTATGATGTAGCACCTGAAGCTTTGTACGATCAAAATTTGATTAATCAATCAAAGCAAACAATGAGCCAGTCTCAGTTCGACAGAGAGTTTAATGCTATATTTACAGATGACAGCTCTGGGTACTTCAAAACATCTACAATGGCGACATGCACTATACCTGATGGAGATGGCCCACATTTAGAGGTTGCCGGAGATAAAGATTCAAAATATTTGCTTGCGTTTGACCCCAGTTGGGCAGAGTCAGAAAGTTCTGATGATTTTGCCATACATGTATTTAAATTAAACGATAATACTCAAACTGGTACATTGGTTCATAGTTATGCTGTTCCTGGTTTAAAAATGCAGGATCATATTAATTATTTCCATTACTTACTTACTCATTTTAATATTGTTGCAATAGTAGGAGACTACGGTGGCGGGGTGCAATTCATGCAAGCAGCTAATGCAAGTGAGCAATTTAATAAAAGTGATATTAATATAAAAGAGATTGTGGCAGATTTTGATAACCTAGAAAACTATCAAGACGGCTTAAGGGATGCAAAGAATCAATACAATCTTAAAGAACGAAAGATCTGTTTCTTAAGAAAACCAACGTCAGACTGGATCAGGCGAGCAAATGAATTACTGCAAGCAAACTTTGACCACAAAAGAATTTGGTTCGGATCTCGACCACTTGATGAAAATTACCATAGACAAATTAAAAAATCTGTACCTGTAGATGAATTAATATTCATGCCTAATCAGAAAGAAGTATTAAAAAACTCTGGCTCAGGTAAAATTATTGATTTCTTGGATCATCAGTATGATATGGTTAATTATACAAAAAATCAATGTGCATTGATACAGGTTTCATCATCCCCTCAGGGCTCGCAAACATTTGGGCTACCTAATAATCTAAAAAGGCAGAGCGGTCCTAGTAAAACACGAAAAGACTCCTATTCAGCTCTTGTTCTAGGCAATTGGATGATTAAGACTTATTACGACTTTGTGAATGTTCAATATGAAGAGCATGATACGACTTTCATTCCTTATATGGTATAATTTCTAAAAGTTAACTTTGAACTTTCAAAGTAGACTTTGATAAACTTTGGTGTACTATAAAGTATGCCTAGAAAATATAATAAAAAATCAGAGTACTGGAATAAATTTAACACTTCCAGCGGAGACAATAAAGACAATCAGTCGTCTTCACTAAATGAGCAACTAGATAATATCTCTCCCGCTAGTGCTGGTGATGCATATTATACGGAAGCTTCTTATCAGAGAAATGTTAATCAAATCACATCCGAACAATCAACAAGAGGCAGAAGAAATTTTACAGCTACTACAAAAAAGCCTGCTAAATATAAGAACATTGATGAATGTCCACTTTCATATAGCAATGAAAAGAATTATATTAGCCCCCGATCCTCTATATTATTATGTCAGAAAGCATATGCGAATATTTCGATTTTCAGGAATGCGATAGATGTAATGTCCGAATTTTCTAATTCTGATATTTATTTAGAAGGGGGTTCCGAAAAGTCAAAAGCATTCATAGAAAAATGGATGGAAAAAATAGAGATCTGGAAACTTAAAGATCAATATTTCAGGGAATACTATAGGTCAGGTAACGTATTCATGTACAAGGTAGATGCTAAATTTACTGCGGAAGATTTAATAAAACTTAATAAAGTTTATGCAGCAGAAAATAAAATTTTGCCGAATAGAAAAATACCTATTAAGTATATCTTTCTTAATCCATATGATTTTGTAGCTGATAGAGTATTGTCTTTTAATGTGCAAGATGGAGTTTATAAAAAAATATTAAGCGAATATGATATTCAAAGATTAAGAAATCCGCAAACCGATTATGATGTAGAAGTTTTTAATAGCTTACCAAAAGATGCTAAAGATGCTATCAAGAAAAACTCCTTTAATCAAGAAGGTGTGTTGATCAGTCTTGATGCTAATAAATTATTATTTTCTTTTTATAAAAAACAGGATTACGAACCTTTTGCTACTCCTTTTGGCTTTCCTGTGCTTGATGATATCAACTGGAAGATAGAGCTTAAAAAAGTTGATCAGGCTATAACAAGAACCATTGAAAATGTTATTTTATTAGTAACCATGGGTAATACGCCAGACAAAGGAGGCGTTAACCCAAATAATTTAAAGGCAATGCAAGATCTTTTTCAAAACGAAAGTATCGGCAGAGCCCTTATTGCGGATTATACAACAAAAGCAGAATTTATAATTCCAGACTTGAATCGAGTTCTTGGTCCGACTAAATATGAAATAGTTAATGAAGACATCAAGGAAGGCTTGCAGAATATTATTGTAGGTAAAGAGAATTATTCTAGCACACAAGTAAAAGCACAAATATTTCTAGAAAGATTAAAAGAAGCGAGAAACAGTTTTCTTAATGATATCTTGCAGCCACAAATTAAAGAGGTGTGCAAAGCTATGGGATTAAAAAACTATCCAAAAGCAAAATTTGTAGAGATTGATATCAAGGACGAAGTTCAAATGCATAGAGTAACATCGCGTTTGATAGAGATGGGAATCATTACTCCTGAACAAGGAATGACAGCACTCAAGCAGGGAGTTTACCCCGACCCAAAAGATTTGAGTCCAGCACAAGACAAGTTTGTTGCAGACAGAGAAAAAGGTCATTATACTCCATTAAGTGTTTCTCAGCCAATATTATCAGAGGAAGAGCAAGAGCTAAGAGAGAAGCAGCTATCTCAACCAACTGCTCCTGCTGCCCCTAAAGTCTCTAATGATAACGGTAGGCCTGCCGGAACCAAGACAAAAACTAACAATCTTATAGCATCTGAAGATTCTTACAGTAGGGCAGAAATTCAATCTGTTATTTATGCTATTGAAAATTTAAATAAATTTATGGAATCTGAGCTCAGGAAAGTTTATAACAAGAAGCGTTTATCTAAGCAGCACAAAGAAATGCTATCTTCTCTTTCTGAAAGTATTGTTATGTCTAAAAACATCGATCAATGGGAGTCTTCCGCAGAGGCATGCATAAAAGATTTTAATAAAATTGAATCGCTAGATGTAATGCCTGGGATACTAGAACTTGGAGAACAGCATAAAATCGTATCATATCCAGCCGCGATACTATATCATAGTCAAAAAAATAAAACTAAATAGTTTTAGTGTATAATAATACTATTATGGATTTACCTTTTAAATACAGTACTAAGTTTTATCAAGATATTTCTTTATCCAATTCAGAAGAATCTAATTATCTTAGTAAAGCTTCCTTGGAATCTTTAAAACAAATTGCCCCAGAAGGCATAGATTTCGAGAAAAATATTGATTTGGTTGGAGTTGCATTTAATGCAGCTGTAGCTAATCGATTTAATAAAAATGGAGATGGTATTGATACCGCTACAGCCGTAGCAATCAAAGACTACTTCGTTCATAAACCAACAAATATCGAGCATCAAAAACAAAAAATCGTAGGACATGTTGTTAGTGCATCGCTTTCTTCTTTTGAGGACAGTTCGCTTATAACCGCTGAAGAAGCATCCGCAAAAGATGGGCCATTTAATATTGCACTATCCGCAGTAATATATAAAACTGTGAACCCTGAGTTCGCAGAATTGATTGAAAAATCAGCCGATTCAAGCAGCGAGTTTTATCAAACTGTTTCAGCGAGTTGGGAAATTGGATTCAATGATTATGGTATTGTGGTAGGAAGTAAAAACCTCCACGAAGGAAGACTTGTAAGTGAAGAAGAAAAAGAGGAGTATTCACAATTCTTAAAAGCATACGGCGGAAACGGAAGAACCGATAAAGGAGAAGAAGTCTATCGATTAATCATGGGTGATATTTATCCTGTAGGAATTGGATTTACTGCTAACCCTGCAGCCGAAGTCAAAGGAGTTGTATTACTTGACGAAAAACCTGAGTACGATCAAGAAGAAGATACTGCTTTTGAAAAAATCGAAATAAAAAACAATATTTTACAAGAAAAAAGTTCCCATTCGGAAAAACACAATGTAATTTCTAACAAGAGTAAAAAACCCAGTAATATTATGGAACAAGAAATACTTAAACAAGTACAAGAAACCCTCGAGGCACAAGCTTCTTCCAAGAAGCTGTCTGACGAGGCGATTGCTAACATTACCAAGGTTTTCCATGATGCCATCATTCAAAAAAATGATCAGTGGCAACAAGATAAGGAAAATCTTCTTAAAGAAAAAGAAGAGCTTGAGAAGGCTGCAGAAGCTTCCTCCCAAGAACTTGATTCTCTTAAAAACGAACTAGCCTCTGTAAACGAAGAAATTTCAAAACTTAAAACTGAAGTTTCTGCACGTGAAGAAGCTGAGCGTTTCAATGAAAGAATGAGTGAACTTGACGATTCTTTTGAATTAGAAGATGAAGACCGTGTTGTTTTGGCATCTGAATTAAAGAAACTTTCTTCCTCAGAAGAAGCTTATGCTGAGTACAAAGAAAAGCTTAATGTTGTATGGAAGCATAAAACCAAAGCTTTCAAGGAAGAGCAAGAAAAAGTTCTCCAAGAAAGAATCGAAGAAGAAGTTCAAAAAAGAATTTCATCGCTTGCAAGCGAAGCTGAAACTTCAGAAGCATCCGCAGAAGAATCTTCAGAAGAAGCTGAAGAGGTTATCGAAAATGCAGAAGCTGAAGAAGAAGCAGTTGCAAACAATAACAGCGAGTCAATCGAACAAGAACTTTCTTTAAAAGAAAAATTTAAACAAGCTTTCTCAAAAGATAGCATAGAAATCAAATACTAATAGAGGATAAAAAAATGGCTAATAGACTACTACCATTCAGACAATATAACGAACACTTCGTGGTAAACTTGTTCGCTCTTCAAACATCAGAGTTGAACTTAACTGATGTTACCGTAAATACTCATAAAAAAAGCGGCAAACATGATGCCGGTCTAATTGTAAAGCTTGAGACTGCAACTGATTTAGGGGCAGGTTATAGCGGATCTGGTGCTACTGCAGGAAAAGGTAATTCTAATCTTAACGCATACATGAGCTCAACTGATTATCCTCATGTTGGTCGCAATGTTAATCCCGAAGCTTTTGGCAAATTCACAAGACATGGAGGCGGTGCTGCTAGACCAATCGGCATCACTTTGAACCAAACTCTCGCATATGATGAAAATGGTGAAAAAATGCTTTACTATCGTCAAAAACTTCTTGAGCATCAAGGCGTTCTTCCAGGTGAAGTTGTACCTATTTTAACTAAAGGAATTATCACTGTATCTTCAGAAGGATTCAATACATCCGGAACTTATACACCAGGCAGTTCAGTGTACGTAGGTGGATCTGGGCAGGAAGGTAAATTTGTTGATGCTCCAGCTGGTGGTACATATGCTGATCCTATCGGAACCGTAATTGCTACCGGTGATCGTAATGGTGTTTATGATGAAAAACAAAAAGACTATTTCGCGGGAGATGGATCTGACGGTGCATACTTAATTATTAATCTTGACCTTTAATACTGAAGAGAGAGGACTAAAATAAAATGAAAATTACATTAAAAAGAACCGAAGAGCAAGTAGAACTTGTAAAGGCAATGGCCTCTCGTAACAGAGATGTAGCTTATGAAGCTCAGCAAGCATTAGCCGAATTCATTGGCCCAGTTTTAGCTGAAGTTGTAAATCAAGCTCCTACTTTAAGTAATCTGTTTACAAGCTTTCAATTCAACGAAATGGATAGCCCAAGCATTCCTCTGGACCTTTACTATGACGTAACTGCTCCTGATTATGTTAAGGTTTACAGCACAACCGTACCTGGTGGTCTTCCTACCAACACGGTAACGCCTACCGTTTCCGAAATGAAATTCAACACATATCGTCTTGATAGTGCTGTTGATTTCGACAAACGCTATGCTGCTAAATCACGCATGGATGTTATTGGAAAGACTTTCACAAGAATCGCACAAGAAATCTTGCTTCGTCAAGAAGAAACTTCCGCTAATTTGATTCTTGGGTCACTTGCTGATGCAGAGACAAACGGACAAGATCATACTTTTAAAGCAGCAGGTTCAAACTTGATTCTTGATGACTTCAACAAGCTTTTGACTCTTGCCAAGAGAATCAACACAGCATGGACGGGTTCTGCTCCAGAAGGTGGACGTATTAAGGGAATCACTGATCTTATCATGTCTCCTGAAATGGTTCAAGGCTTGCGTAGCATGGCTTACAACCCAATTAACACAAAAGGTGATAAGAACGATATCGCCGCCACAGATGAAATGCGTAATGCTATCTACAACAACGGCGGAATCCCTGAATTCTACGGAATTTCTATCATGGAAATCAATGAGCTCGGAACAGTTGGTAGTGAAAAACAAAAGTTTGTTAAAACATGGAATGCTCTTAGTGGCGAGAGCGACAACGATTTGGTTATCGGTATTGATCGTAGCCGCGAGTCATTGTTTCGTGCAATTGCTCAAGATGCTGAGACAGGTTCCGAACTTAATCTTTCTGCAGACGACCAATATAGCGTTCGTCAGCAAAAGATTGGATACTACGGTTCCATGGAAGAAGGACGTATGGTTCTTGATAATCGAGTTCTTACCGGTATCAGAGTATCGATCTAATACAGGTGTCTTTCAGATCATTTCAAAAAATCCACCCATAGCGGTGGATTTTTTGTTTATAAACTTTATAATATAATTAGCGAATAACCAGGTGAAAGGAATAGACATGGCTAGAAAAAGAAAAGGCAAAAAGGAAGCTAAACAAGAAATCAAAGAGTTTAGCGATGGAAAAGATCATATCGCAGAAGAAGCAAGTCACGCAAGAAATCTTGAAGATCTTATTGGAACAAAAAGAAAAAGCCCATTTGCAGCGGAATCATTAGCTGAATTTGAAGCAAAGTTGGGGGCGATGCAATTGACCCAGATGCAAGAAATAGCTGTTAATGCGGGAGTATTTCCTTCTGGCACTAAATTAACACTCAAGAACAAGCTTATAAAGGCTTTTAAACAACAGTCGCAGGGTGCAGGCAGGGTTGTGCAAGTAACTCGCCACCTCGTTGAGCCTGGCTCGGATTTAGAAAAAAAGATTTTAGGGCACTAAATGAACCAAATTGGAAATCTAGCTAGTGGGCTGCTAGAATATGAGTTTGATTATATCACAGGCAGTGCTAAAGATGCAGAGATATTAACTATATCTGGTAGCCTTAGTGGTAGAGTCGGAGAGCTCAATGTTCTTCTTAATCAAAGATTTCATTTTACAGGAGCAGACGGCGAAACATCTCCGCGTTTAGGGCTAGAAGAAGGAGATATACTTCAACAACTATACCTCAGAGATTATAATACCAAGCAGGCTCAAAAACTACTACGCAATGTTTATGATAGTACAACCAGTGGGTCTGTTTCTACGAATGCAGCAGAATGGATTGAGCTCAGAGAAGGAGATACTGTGATTAAGCGTAGCCCAGGAAGTGTTGCGAATTCTGCATCGAACAGAATAACGATGAGTAAAGATTTTAAATCGTTAGCTGAGGCGGCAAAACAAAGAGTAGAAGAGCTTGTTTATGCTTATAATATGTACGGTGCAGCCCCCAGGCAAATAGCTGGAAGTGATGCACCTATAAGTGGATCTTATTAATCAATCTCTATAACACCATCATCCAAATCTTTTTCGGATTCTGGAGAAAAATCAGACTGATCATCCAACATAGAGATATCTTTTTCTGGATCTAAATTATTAAAGTCAGTATTAAAAGCAGACACTTCTGCATTATAGTGTGATAATTTTTTAATCTCAGTAATTAATCTACCGTTTTCATCAGTACATTTTGATTCCATTATAAATTTATCTTTTCTTTCTCCAACAACCATCCAGGAAACAGTAGTCGGACTATTTGATTCATTCTCAAGTTCAATATGAAGAATATTTCCAATAACTTTACTTTTAACATTATTAAATGATGATTCATTTGAGGAAAAAGTTTGTATATTAGTGCATAATGCTTCAAAGGTTCCTCTTGTCATTAAGAAGTAATCATCTAAATTAACTTGATGGGTTTGCCCACTGAAAGAAACAAATCCTCGGTATATTAAATCAGACTGTGGGGACTCAACAGAAGCATGCCTTAAATAATAATTTTTTGACAACTCAGCTAATGGGTGGTCAATTTTAAACTGCTTGTCTTGAGCACTAAATGTATCATTTATATAAACACCATCATCTGTAACGGATAGTATCTTTTTTCCGAAACGCACTAAATGAAGAGCCGCGTCACTATCTTTGTAAAAGCCTGTATTTCTATCAGAAGCGAAACTATATTGAGGCTCTATTTTTACTTCCCAACTATCAACTCCATTTAAACTTTTAGAAATTAAACCTGATTCGCCAAACAACAAGTACTCTTCAGTACCTTCGTTATATGCGACGTCAGATTGAAGTATTAAACCCGTAGAGGCTCCATCTAATTCAGTAAAATCATCTTTCTTTAAATTTCTATTAGATATAATGTTTTTTGCATCAGCAAAAGGTATTACGAAAATTTTCTTTTTTGCCCTGTCTATTCCATATAGGTTATCCTTAAGGCGTCTAAAAGAGAAATAAGCGAAGTACCAAGTATCATCAGCCACATCTTCAAGGGGTTCAATATATCTAACATTTTTAAATCCAGAAACTTTCTGTGAAGATATGGTGTGTTCGCAAGATTCGATTATATAATATCTAGTCGCATCTATACTGTCATACACACTTTGCCTGTCTATCGTCCTCTTCCTCTTAGTTGCAGCAAAAAAACCATCTCCTAGTAAAAACATACTTTGGTGCCGTGAGAGGATTCCTTGGTATTCCACACTGTTTTCTTTGCTATTATCTACAAAACAATCGGCTGTCATGGGGTCACCATTTATATCCTTTGGTCCATTAGAATCCCAAGTTCCTCCTACTCTTTCTATGGCGGTTTTTAAGTTTAAATATGGGCCTCCCAATCCATACTCATTCCTGTAACATTTATCTAAAACATCATCATCATTATAAAGATCGTAAGGTCTAAGATCTATATGGGTTAACCTAAAATCACCTACAGTTGGGCGAAGATGCGCACAGTTAGATAAAACAGGGTAACCTGGGCCATCTATTTGATAGATCTGATTCCTTCTAATTATGTGTTCAGTGCCAGTATACACATTGTGTGCTTCCTTTTTAACGTAACCATTCTGAAAGAAATGCATATTTCTAGTATTCCCTCTGGGCCAATTAGTTAATTGATATCCTAACACTCGACTAGTTGTCCAATCTGCATATGTGTGGTTTCTTGCAAATAATCTCTTAAATAGATAATCTTGAGAAGAAATATCTCTTGCTACTAAAATTAAGTGATAGCAATTCATTGTTTTTTCATTTAGCTCTTCGGTATTGTATGGATCAATGTTTAAATCTTGCATCATAGTATCGATATCATTGCCGAACATGCCTGGAGAGATCGTAATCCTTACTCCTGTACCATTAGCTTCAGTAGAAAAACCTGAAAGACTTTCAATGTCCTCAGCATCTAATGTCAAAATTTTTGTCATATCACTCAATTCACCCGGAAAGCCTTGTCCTCCTTGCACACCATATGCCCCATTTATACCATTTAAATTTAATGCATAAATTTCGAAAGTTGCATTTTGAAAATTTAAA